ATTCAACAGCCAAAGCTCGTGGTGGTTTGATGAATCCTACCCACTGCTGTATCTCCCAAGCTATTGTCCGTTTAGAGTAACTGACATTTGGCGTAGTTTTGTGGCCCAGCGATGCTTATGGGCCATGGGCAGCCGCGTCACATTTCACTCCACAGAAGTTATTCAACAGCGAAACAAACACGACTTAATGAAGGACTTTAAGAGTGAGATTCCATGCTACCTTGACAGTGAAAAAATAGCCAATATTTTAGGCAATCTAAAGCTAAAGTCTACGTCAGCAATTGAAAATCTTGTGGTCTGCTATGAGGCCCTTGTAAAAAAGCAATTTATGTGTGAGGCTGAGCTTGACCTAGTTCATGCCTGGATAGCCGACCTTAAGCAAATGGACAGCAAACATGAAACAACATGAACTTCAATCCCATATTTTATCCGGGCATTCCAATTTAAGGGCGTTTAAGCTGCGAGCAATATAGTCTGCCACGGCGGCGGCATCCTCTCGCATATTTCCACGAATGCCATTTGTCCACAAGTAATGAAGATACCAGACTGGCACATCCTGCATCAACTTTCCCTTGTGCAGCCCAAACGGCATTTTGTCAGTATCTTCCAACTTCATTTGGATCTATGATATCCATGAATAGGACAGTGTGGGTCAGTAGCGCGACCAGGCTCATAACAGCTACACCCAACCCTCAATCTTTCAATTTCATCCGCCGCGCAAGCAATGACTTGAGTTAAGCTGTCAACGTTTTCTCTTATTGACCTTAGCAGAGCAGGAGCCTTGTCGACGTGACGCAACTGCTGCAAAATGTCGTCTTTTGAGTTAATGCTCATTTGTGAATAGGCGTTACATTGTCTGGCTTCTGATAAAATTTAAGCTCCACCCACACTGTTCCATCAAGGTTCGTCCAGCTTTGACCTGTGCCAGTTACAGTCATCTCAATGCGGTGCCTGTGACTGACTGCTTGCTCTCGGTCACAGCCTGACAAGATGCCGCAGAAAATCACGGCCAACCACGTAAGCCTTTTGAAGGCAAGCTCACTTGAATATTTCATGCGCGATTTTTGGAATGCTAACGTCGTGAATGCCACGCTGCAAGTCCCGCTTAATAAACTCTGAGGCTCGCCTAATGACATCCACGTCTTGATGAGTTAAAACTCCATTTTCCCGTAAAAATTCCAAATCACCACTCCCGGCCTTGCGCAGGCATTTTTTATCTGGATTATACCAAGAAACCTCTCCACACCGAGCGCAAACTGCCACAGAAAATGGCGCCAGCTTGGCCTCACCAGTGCTCGTCGACATTCGGCTTAGAACCTCCAAGCAATGAGGACACTGCATCGACCCGCCCGGAATGCTCAGCTTTTTTGAAAGATTTTCCGCGTTCATGCTTTTCCAACTAAAATAATTTCAACGTGACCCTTTGCAAGGTGCCTTCCAGGTGACGCCTTGTAAACCCGCTGACATGGCCATTCCTTAAATCCGATCAGCCTTGAATTTAAGCCATGATTGTCAGCCAAGCTAGACACCACGACGTGCGCCCCAGCTTGGACCGCCTGAAGACACAGGTCAGCCAAGTCAGCGTCATCTTTAGCCAACCATGGCCGGCAATTGTCGTAAATTCCATTGACAGTTGGACCCACGCAGTTAGAATAAGGCGGATCAGCGTAAATTGTCGCCTGATGCCACACATTTTTACGCGCTAGAAAGGCCTCCCTAAAGTCCATCACAGAGAGCTCCAGCTCGCGCGCGTTAATCCACGCCGCCACCTGATACAGGCTGTCAAGATTCATCTCACGGGCTCCCCAGGCCTGATTAAATCCACGCGGCCCAAACCGCACAAGGCCATTAATGCAGGAATTGGCCAGCAGGATAAATTCAGCCGAGGCCTGCGGAGTAACCTTGCACGACCGAAGATTCCACCGCTCGCGAAGCTGATAGTATGCCTCACGATTCTTTTTAAGGCCGAGCTGGCTGACCTGAGTTGCATGCTGGATGAGCTGAACGGGGCGCCTCAGGTTTACCAGCGCGTTGACAACGTGAGGACATTGATCGCTGGCGTAAATCCTTGAAAACTTAGCCTCAGCGGGCATGTTGAGCAAAACCACACCACCGCCCAAAAATGGCTCGACATAAACTTCACGGCTTAGGTCGAGCAATGGATAAAGTTGGCTTAAAACTCTGGCCTTAGAGCCCGGATAATTTACAAGCTTCAGCATGTTCACGCGAGGCCACTAACTGGCGTCACCTTGTATCCTACAATCCCATTGAGCCCCTTCAAGATCTTGCTGCTGCCAGCCCGATAAGTCGGGTGCTGATTGTCCATGAACACGGTCACGTGAGCCTCGTTGTCAGTCCCCGCCTCCTTCTTTCGAACAAAGCGGCCAATAATCTGCTCTAGCACCTCAAGGTTGACAACGTGGTCTGCCACAATTCCCGCGCGAATCTCTGGAATGCTGACGCCCTCCTTGGCCAGTGGCGTGATGAGCACCGCGCCAGGAACTTGGCGCAGCCACTGGAATGCCACGTCACGCTCTTTTGACGAGTGAGCTGAATAGAGAATCTGCACCTTTTCAGCGCCAATGACCCGCTGAATCAGCTCACGCAGGATGTAGATGTGCAGGGTGCGAGTGCAGACCACCAGCGTGGGCCACCCGCGGCCCGAGTAAAGCTTGGCCCAGCGAGCAATCTGCTCATTGCGGTCCTTGAATCGAATGATGGCGCGGTCATAGAGGCGCTCCAGAAGGCACCAGCGCGAGTCAAGCTCCCGCTCGTCGGCCTCCCCAGTGAGAACAATTCGATGCCGATTTGGAATGGTGACAGGCTCGCCAGCGGCATTGCGCTTAATTCCATCAGGAGCTGACCCGTCAGCCTCCACCGCCGGGCCCATGTAGGTGCCAGACTTCCACTCCCCATTTAGGAGAGTCCAGGCAGGGCTTCCCTCCTCAGCGGCGTGGCGAAGCGCCGCATACTTTCCAGCCCACTCAGGAATGGTCACGACGCTGACGTGCGGCGTCGCCGAGCGCCCGCTGCTGGCCAGCTCCCCAAATAAAACCTGGCGGTCAAGCACTGGGCCAAGCAGCCCTTGAATCTTCATGCCACGTACGATGTCACCCTCGGCGATGGTGTCAGAGGCCCCAAAGCGAAAAACAGCTGGCATGGCCAACAGCACCTTTTCCAGCGTCGGGCTGGAGGCGTGGTGCGACTCATCATTTTCCACGACCATGAACGACTGAAGCCACTTGCTGGCCTTGAGCTGTGAAAAATTCCTTCCGAGCATGGCCGCCGTCGCCACGACCATGTCACGGCCGCTGGAGTCCTTTTCACCGCCGCCAAACTGGCTGATGCTCCAGCCTGGCAAAAACTCGGTCATGTTGGAAAATGCCTGACGCACCAGCCTCTCGCTTTGGGTGACATACAAAACTCTGGCCCTTGGGTACGCTCGCTTGATGAAGCTTGCGGCCGCCGCAAAGCACGCCGTTTTGCCGCTATTCACCGACATGTGATTGACGCCGATTGTTTCCCGCAGCCAATTGGCAATGCACTCCCGCTGGGCCTCGTCAAGCTCAAAGCTTGCCTTGATAAGGTCGTCAGGGAGGTCATCAGGCACCAGATTTTGAAAGGGGCGAGGCAGCAGCTTCAGCTGCACCTCCAGGCCTAGCCGGTCAGCATGCTCCTGAATTAAATCCAGGTGGCCACGCATGGAAATGGCCTCGCCGGCCCCTTGGCCTCGCGGCGTAATTCGCAGCGGCCTAAGGTAGCCGTCCCAGCCTCGCTGGCCACCTGTCATCTTCCACAGCTGGTAGGCGTCGCTGCGAAAATAGTACGGGGGACGATACTTGAGAGCGTCATCAAGCTGACGCAGCTCTCGCATCTCCCCCTGCAGGATAAGCCGCGTGGCCGTTTCAGTTAGCTGAATCATGGCGTCTCACCGAGAAGCCGCAGCGCGAGGCGATACTTGTCTCGAAGACTGCCTGCCGACAAGTCCTTCAGGTTGTCTCGCAGGTCCGCAATTTTTACCTGTCTGGCAGCTGGATTCTGCGCGACGCGCATGACGTAGTCATCATACGGCTCGCCACTCCTTCGCGTTAAAGTAACCACAACGTCCATAATCTGCGCTGGAAACAGGCCGCGCAGCATCTCCTCAGAATACTCAACTGAGTTGTCCTCCAGCACGTCATGCAAATACCCAACGGGCTTTAACTCAGCGGGAAGCTGAGCGGCCACGGCCGTTGGGTGCACCAAGTAAGGCAGGCCATTTAGCTTCCTCTTTTGATTTCGATGAGCGTATGCAGCCGTCCAAGATGCCAGCGTCGCGTAGTGCTCAATTTCTTCTGGTGTCATAGGTGTCATAACGGTGTGGGACCTGAGACATGTAACACGTTGGTCGACGTGGGCGAGATTCACACGTTGTCAGCCACCGACACCACCGCCGGCAGCGACTCTTGAATCTTCAAGTTTGACTCCACGTCAAACTTCGCCCAGCGAAGCTTGTGAAACTCTGGCTTCGGCAGACAAACCGTCGTGCTGCTCAGCGGCGACGGGACGCCCAACTTCTTGGCCACGCCCTCAATGGCCGTCTTAAAGGCCTCGTAAATGGCAGGGACAAACTCGCTAACTTCCAGCTTTTCGCCTGTGTCAGGGTTGGTGACGGAGGTTTTCCGCATGAAGACGCTGCTGTCAAATGAGGCTTTCACCGTCTCGTGAACGTAGGTGTTCACGTCCACGGCATTGCCATCCTTGTCATTAAGCTCCTCGAAGAGGTGGCTAGCAACGTCAGCGTTGGCCACCTTGTAGCGAGCCGCCATCGTCACGCGAACTTTCGCGCCGCTCGGATCTTCCAGCTTAACGCTAGACAGAGGGCTGTAGGGGTTGCTGACGTTGACGTCCACGAGCCGCTTGAAGCCCGCCTGCTCAATGGCCGGCCGCAGCTCCTTGACGGTGGCTTCCGCCTCCACCAGGGCCAGGCAGGCCTCGTTGTACCGCGTAATGTCATTGTTCACGACAAACACGGGGATTTCATTTTTAGCCTTGGGCTTGACTTCGGTCCCGATATTAAGTTTTTTGAGTGACATAGTAGATGGTGCCAAACAGGTGGGTGTTGTAAACAAAATTAACTTGCGGTCACGGCGGTGGCATTGATCAGGCCACGCTTGACCAAAAAGTCATAGCCAAAGCTGGTGTCTCGGCTTGAAAGTTTCGCAATTTGCGCAGCCTCGTCGGCGGTGATGGCGTGAAATCCAAATATGCCGACGAGATAGTCTTGTCCATCCAACTTCATGATGTCACCCGCGGTGGTCGAGCAGCATGTGGTGCCAAACGGACGGTCATCCGCGTTGGTTTTAACAAACGCGTTCTCCAGCGTGTCCTCAGCCGTTTCTCCACGCTTAACAATCACGGGGTAGACAACATTCTTGTCACGGCCCATGAGGCGCCCCTCGGCGCCTTCAATTTTCGACCAAATAGACGTTACCACTACTTTCGCGACAGTTGATTTGTTCATGGCCCATCATGCCTCATTGCAAATTTTTGTAAACAAGCGTAGTTATCCCATGGAAAACATTACGCCAGGATTCGACATTGAAACGCCTGACATTCCGCTGCCTGTTGAGACAGGCCCTGCTGAAGCTAAGGACGCCTTCAACTCTGCCTTCAAATTTGCCATGATCGGTGTAGGCCAAGGCGGCTCGCGCCTCACGCAGGCCTTTTACCGCCTGGGCTACCAGCGATGCGCCGTCATCAACACCGCGCTTCAAGACCTAGCGTCAATCCACCTCCCTGAGGCAAATAAGCTGCTTCTTGGACATGGAGGGGCCGGCAAGCAGCCAGAAGTCGCCGCGGCATTCTTGGCTGAACGAAAAGAGGACGCATTAGACTTCATGCGCCGCTGCTTCGGGCCGTCGTTTGACCGCGTCTTCATCACGGCTGGGCTTGGAGGTGGCACGGGCGCTGGAATGGTCGTCCCGCTGGTTAGCATCGTTCAAGAGCTGCAGGCCGCACTTCGCCTCCCAGCCACCAAGATAGGGATCATCGCGGCGCTGCCAAAAAATTCCGAGGGGGCCAAGTCCAGCGCCAACGCCTACCGTGTGCTTCAAGAGCTGCTGGCCCTGGTAAAAGACGGCCACGTCTCGCCGCTGATTCTCATCGACAATGAGCGCACCAGCCGAATTTTTCCTGGGCTGTCCGTTGACACCTTCTGGGACACGGCCAACTCCAGCATAAGCCGACTGCTGCACCTCTTCAACTCTGTCAGCATCCACAACTCCAGCTACACCAGCTTCGATGCGGCAGACTTTAGGACAATCCTGGACAGCGGGCTGATTGTTCTTGGGGCCACGCCGGTCAGCCGCTGGGCTGACGCAACGGACATCAGCTTTGCCGTGCGAGACAACTTGAAGAAAAACATCCTAACTGGCGGCGTCAACTTGGCGACGGGCAGCGTCGCGGGAGCCATTGTCATTGGCGGCGCCACAACCTTAAGCTCAGTTCCGCAGGAATACTTGGACCACGCCTTTGATCAGCTATCCAGGTTGCTTAAGCCTGGCAGCACCATTCACCGCGGAATTTACAGCGGCAGCAAGGATGGCATCGTGGTCTACACCGCCGTCGGCGGGCTGGCACCCCCGGCGGAGCGCCTAGAGGAGCTGCGAAAAATTGCACTTTAACCTAGCACCTTGGTCGTTAAGTCACGGCCGCTAAGTGCCTTTCCAACACATAAAATAATAGAGTTCATTTATTGTGTCCTATTACTTTGTCGTCTGAATAAAATTGGGTTCTCCCATATCCCCAACCTCTCGGATGACCGTGTTTAACAAAATGTTCATAAGGAGTAGCTGTTTTAGAATCTCTTTTGACAAATTTAATTCTTTCCCCAGATTTCCATAAAGAAGCAGTAAAAATTTGATTAAGTTTTAATTCTCCAAATTTCTTTTTGGCAAAGATAGCTTTCTCTTCAATTCCGTTGATTTTCTTTTCCAACATCAACTTAATAATTTTTCTGGCTCTAGACTCGCCGTGATAGCCTTTCATTGACTTCTTAACGAGCCCAACTGCATCGCGATTCTTAAAAACGTTGGGCTTTCCAGGATTCGTCAGCTCCGCGTTGACGGCCACAAAGTCATCTGGCTGGCGCATCATGGACCTTAAGCCGCGACGCCGGGCGTACCGCTTGGCCTTGCCAGACAGCGGAAGTTTCCAGACGTCATCTCTCATTTCACCTAATATTTGGGGTCATTTGCCGTTAATAGCTTGATCAATTTTTCGGTAATTGACTCCACTCTGGATGAGCGCTCCCTGGCAAGGTTGATGAGCTTGTTGCTGCGCATATCCTTAGCCTTCTGGTAGAGGTCGATGATGTCATCTGACGTGGGGCGAAATGGAAACAGGCGGATGATGTCATTTTCGGCGTCGTAATCACGCCAAGATTTGGTGATGGTGGGATTAACTGGCGGCGCTAAAATTTTCTGGATACGAGCCTGTTTGGTCGTAACGGAATCGTCTGATTTTAATTGTGCGAGTCTTTGCATGATAAACTCATGCGCACTATTGATGACTTCATCCACGTCCGGCCCTTGAAAAGACTCGATTGGCTCGACATGGCTGCGTGATCCAGCATACGTCCAATACTTAGGAAGACCGTCGTCAGAGTCTAAAACAGTAGCCTCATAACCCGCGTTAATTTCACGCACGTGAATAAAATACCCGTGATTACCGTGATAGGCAATAATTCCAGGAATGCCCCTGTTTCTTTTTTGGTCATATCCAAGCTGGCTTAACGCGGCATAAACTCTTTCTTTCATTTTAGATTCTCATCCGCCAAGTTGGCATCTCTGAGCTTCTTGTAATAGTCAGGATCTTCTGCCAAGTGATCCAAGGCAATTTTCTTGGCAACTTCAGCGTCGTCTGTGTGCTCCATCTCCACCCTAATCCCGGCCTCTAGCTCTAGATCGCGGTCAAAGCGCTCCCTGTGGTCTGGAATAAGCGGGTCCCACGGATCTTCTAAGCCGTCAAGCAGCTGGCTGACCAGGCGCCGCGCATTCTGCCGCACTCCCTCCTCGCGATAAACCTTTCGAGGATGTCGGCCTGTCTCAGGATCACGGTCGCCCTCTATCTCGGAATAAACCTCAGCCGGCACCAGCGAGCCGCCCTCAGCCTTAAATTTAACGTAAAATTCACGAGGTGGGCGATCCTCTTCATCAAAGTCATCAAAGTCAAAGCCCCACAACGTCTTTTCATTGCCTTCATCGTCATAGCGATAGGTGACTGTCATGCCACGGCCATTCCAATCTTCCTTCCCAGTCATCACATTCTTCACGTCAAGCTGCGCGTCTCGCAGCACGTAAGAGTAAGGCCCCACGCGAATTCGGTCAAGAAAGCCCTTTTGCTTGATGAAGCTCAACATTTTTTCAGGAGACTCAACGCCGGCTGCGTTGGTGGCCTTATACTTTGTCAGCCTGGCCTGGAGAGCCTGACGGGCAAGACTGTTAAATTCCCTCGAGGAGGGGTGAACAGGTTCCTGGCGCCCCGAGCGTGATTTTGTCCAATGCGGACTTCCCTGCTTTTGCTGCGCGCGCTGAAGTTGGATCGCAGCTCGCTGCTCGTCGCGACCTATCATGTCAGCTGTTATTTGTCCCCTATGTAGCTTGTTCAGCTGATTTAAGGCCGAGTACAGCTCGCTGACGGTGACATATCCTGACGATAGGCCAGGGGTGGATGACTTGATGCGAAATGAGGTTTTTGAGCCGTTCCTGTCTGCCCAAACTGTAAAAACGGGCTCCCCGTTGGCCTTAAAAACGGCGCCAATGTCCTTGCCGTCTGTCAAGCGCCGAAGGGCCTCAGCGGCTGACTTGACGGTGACTGACGTCACGGGAGAGTGCTGACCGATGCCAGCAGGCCTATCTGATCGCGACCTAAAATTTAGGGAAACGGGGTCCAACTTGGTGCCCAAATCACCCCAATCTTCAATGACCTGGCCAAGAACTCGGCGTGACCGTCCACACTCAACGTTGCTATTCATGTTTGTATAAACCTTTGACCAACATTATACTACTTCGACTGACCTGTTAAAGCCCTTATTGCAGCAGCCAGCTCAACTGCATCTTCTGGATCTTCAAGCCCGGCATCGTCAAGCATCTCTCGAAAAGTTGGCTCTCCGTTAAGTGCATAACATACGTCCATGAGAGACACTCCTCTCACAACAACGGCATTATAGATTTCAGACTGCAGTTTAGTAAGGACGTTTTTATCTTCTCCTGCAGGACTCTCAATCATTAAAGACTCCACGAGCTTAACAGCCGCCCTTTTAACGTCTATTTGTTTCATGCTATTCATATTCAACTTTCAACTAAACAGTTAATAGTGGCAGGGAGCCACCCGGCGGACGATTGTAATACCGCATGACCACAAACTCAAGCGTGGAGCCACCTGAGGCGCTGGCCAGGAGGCGCACTTGAGAATAGCTGGAGGCGATGACAATGACCTTGACGTTGGTTGGAGGGCTGCCCGTTGCCAAAACATTGTTCAGGTCCGTTCCAACCAGGCTGATGTCTGCCCAGCTGGTCCCGTTAAATTCTTGAAAAACGTAGTTGATTTGGTTGGCCCCAGCATTGCGCAAGATCGCCGGGGCGTTAACAGGCCCTTGGAGGGTGATGGTAAAGATTAACTCCTTGCCCCCATAAGACCCGGTCTCTGGGACGGCGTTTGTGTCCGCAACAACAGTGTTCATGCTGGCTAAGTATCTGCCGCGATAGCATTTTCTTAAAACACTGCGGATGTTTACAACACAGTGTGCTTTCAGCACCCATGCGACATGGAAAAATCAAAATCAGCAGCGGATAGCGCCAGCGCTGAAACGCCCCTGGAAATATTAAAAACAACGTGGACAGGAACCCGTCCGCTGATCATGAGTAACCCGCAAACGGTGCAAATCAGCAACCCGTTCACGGCTGAAAGCCGCCGGTTAAATTCTTTGATCAAGGCCGCTCGAAAAAAAGATGAGTTCGAGCGGCTTGTGGCGCTAGAAAAACTTCAAATGCGAAATGACTGGGAATCAACGATTTATTGGGACTTCCAGCAGCGCCAATTTTACTTGCCAGACACTGTGATCTTAGCCTGCATCAGGGCCGGCGCGGCGGCCGGACGAAACAGCAAGGACATTGACCGCGGTGTTTTGATTCAAGAAACAACCGTCTACATTGACACCAAGAAAGTGGCGTCCATCGATGAGGCTTACGCTGATGAGTCTTTTGTTTTATCTGGGCCGTGCCGAATTCCGCCAAAGACAGGCGCGCTAGTTTGGAAATGCCGCTGCATGATCCCAACAGGGTGGAAGATGACGTTTCACATTGAATACACGCCTGACATCATCACGAGAGAGGCGTTAATCAGAGCGCTGGAAAGGTCAAGCACATTCTGTGGAATAGGCGGATGGAGGCCAAAATTTGGCCGATTTTTAGTTGAAGTTAAATAAATTTTGCACGGCGAATCATTACCAAACCATACTATACATTGTCCAATTATGTGCATGCCCGCGAAAGTGGGCAAAGATTTATGGAAAATTTTGAAATTACCAGCGACGATATTTCTCCCGCGGCTTGGACACGGCTGTTGGGTGAAATGCGCAGCGAGGGCGTCACATTTGGCACGTTTTATGCCATTGAGCGCCTAGAGGCGGCACTCATGTGCAAGAGTGACGACATTAAGTTTGGAATAGCCATGTCACACATTAACGACGTGCTCATGCATGACGGCTACTACCTAAGCGCGCGTGATCAGCAGGGAAAGGGCTACGTCGTGGTCGAGCCAGAGCGGGCTGAAATTGTCGGTGATGGCCGCGTCAAAAGGTGCTACAGGGAGATAACGCGAGCGATAGCCATATTTGCAGGCGTCGCGCACAACCCAACCGCAGAAATTACGGCTGAAGACAAGCGAAGATTGAACGCAAAGGCAGAGAAAAATGCCATGCGGCTTGGCCTCATGAGGTCCGTGACAATGCCCAGACCTACATCGTCACTAAAACCTCCAACATAATTTAAGTGTGGTGCAATGCAATTAGGTTTGGTGCAATTAGGTTATGCACAGCGTGGCGTAGTAATCCTATTCGTCCAGCCAAGTCGAACAACACATGCCCGCGAAAGCGGGCAAAGATTTATTGGCCAAAAGAACTATAACCGGATCCTCCAAGAAAGTGTCGGCGCGAAGTCACTCGTCTTGTTGATGCCCACCATCACCCGCCTCGAAATCAGCGTGTCATTGCCACTAAATAGCCCCATCTCCGTGATCAAAAACCCGTTGGCCTCCGTGGCGCCAATTGTGAATTGCACTGCCGCGATGAATGGGGCCGGATAAGAGATTGAGTCAACTGGCTTCACGGGACTTCCGCCAAAGAAATTAAGCGCTGACTCTAGGCCAACGTCCGCGACGTTGGGCGGGGTGGTGCCAACGCCCAGCCCAAATTTTTTGCAGGCAAAGTCGCTGCTCGGGCTGCGCCCGCCAAAGACATAGGCCAGGCACTGCCGCCCATTGTCGCAGAAAAGATTTGGCCCGCCCACATCTTCAAGCCTGGCAAGGTTAAGCTCCGCGTAAGATTGAAAGGAGGGGCAGGCCAACTCCACCCTGAGCCAGCCACGTCGAATGGCGTCTTGAATCGCCACAGGCTGACCGCCAGCGTCGCAGATGCTTGAAATTGAGACCCATCCAGCAGGTCGGCTTGTCGTCATATCTTGTTTAATTACGCCGGCTAGATGCCAGAAAAGTCAAACCCTGAGTCGCTGATCGTTAGCTTGTTCCCGCCCACGTCCAGGGTCAGCTCACCATCAGCAAGGGTGATGGCGGTAAGCCCAACCTTGATGTCAACACTTTCCCCAAGGGCCTCGATGGTCACGCTGCCGCCCTGAATGTTGGCCTCGCTCATGGCCTGAACGTCTAGATCTTGATTGGCCTGCACTCGCACGGAGTTGGCCAGGTCATCCAGCGTGATGGCCTGGCCCGCCCTTGACTCCAGCGTGACAACGCTCGCCGCGTCATCAACCTTGACAGAGTGGCCTCCAGGCGAGCGAATGGTGATGCTTCCAAGCTGCGTGGCACTGTCATCAATGGCAATGGCGTAGCCTCCCTTGGTGGTCAGGATGACGCCGCTGGCGGTAAAGTCCAGCGTGTGGCCATACCTCGTGATGGCCGCCCGCTTGGGCTTCCCCGTCTTCGCGTCGTAGTCATGAAGGGGAAAAACCTTGGCCTGGCCAACGTCTTGGCTGCCCCACTCCCACACAGGGTGCTCAGGCTCGCCATTTAGAAATCTGACCCAAACGTGATCGCCAACGTTCGGCAGCCAGTCAACGCCCCCTGAGGCGGCCGTGCCGCCCGCTGGCATGCCAGATGGCCACGCCCACGGAAGGTCATCAATTCCCAACTCTTGGGTATCTGGACCGGCAACCCCATACACCGTTGGGACGTGAACCTTAAGCCGGCCAAGCCGCTGCGGGTCGCCGTTTTCACGCACGATGCCGCCGTATAGGCCATAGAGAGTTCCAAGCATAGGTCCGTGATAATTACGTGATGAGACTTTCACTTAATCCATGGGGCCGAGAGCTGGAGCCCCAGCGCAGCGACCTGTGGGAGGTCAACCTTGAGCCGCTCATCCGCGAGTTTGAAAGCCGCGGCGGCTCCTATGGCCTTAACGGCAAGACAACGTTCTACGCCAGCGCCGTCACGCTGCCGGAGCTGGCCATCACCCCCGACATAATTTACCGCGACTCCCGCCCCTACAACATGCCAGGCCTCGACTCACAGCTTAGCCCTGCAAGAATCACGTTTACTCATGACGTCTCCAGCACCGCTGAGAATGACGTGCGCTGCTCAAAAATTTACAGGTTGCTCAACGCGTGGCGGTCCATTGTCCGATCAGGCCGTGGTGGCATGTCAACGGAAAGCGTGCCCACCCTCGGCCAAAACTTCAAGCCTCCCCTGGAGTGGCAATTCAACTTGAACCTGCAATTTCTGCAGGGAGGCCGCCAGGACGCCGAGGATGCAGCTGTCGGCGACCCAAACCTGGGCGCAGGGCTGCAGGTGGCGTCAGTTTATGTCCTGGTAAACGCGTGGCTTGGCGGAATTAGGCTGACGGACGTCAGCTATGAGTCCCCGGTCGTTCACAAGATTGAGGCCACGCTGTACATCGACGACGTGCTACAAATTGACCCAGCAGGGCGAAGGCAACTCTCACAGCTATGACAGGGTGGTGTGACAACGCGACAAACACAAACTCAAGCTCAACTCCAAAAGTTAAGCGAGATTGCTCTACCATGGGACAATTTGCCGAACCGCTCAGGCCATTTCAAGACCAAGGCGGAAGATGGTACGCCCGTGACTTTAGCGGAACGATAAGACGCGTGCCTAGTCCTGCTCAATCACCCCGTGAACGCAGCTTGAGTGGATAAAGCCGCACGTGTCGCCGCCAATGTCAATGCGGTGAACGCGCATTCGCTCCACCACCAGCTCTTGGCCGGCCACGGCGTCTAACTTTGCCGTGGATCCCTGCTGAAGCAGACGGTACTTTTGCAGCTCCGTCTGCGACGTCATGGCAGTGTCAGGGATGACGATGATGTTGTCCTTCATGTCTAAGAATGGCTCCAGCAGCACCCAGCCGCCCAAGATCTCAAACGACTTCAAGCTGATGGTTGTGCTCTGCAGCCGCGCGATCATGTCCCCCTGGTTAAGAATAAATATGGGCTGGCCATCACACAGGTGCAAGGAATTGGTGGCCTGAATGCCGTTCATCTGAAACAGCAGAAGGTCACCAGGCTTGACAAGCATCTCTGCTTGCCGGTCTGCCAGCTTGCCGTCGCCAATGGCGACGGCCTTTCCCAGGTTGTATGCAATGTTGCGCTCCTGTGGCAGAGCCAAGCTTGACTCGAAAGTTTCGGTGGCCTCCGTGACGGCCACGAGCTCACCGCGTAATTTTAGTGTTGACATAGCCTCCAAGAATCTACTTATTGCGTGAAAAATATTTTTGAGCAGGAGGCCGCCACCATCCCGACGGCGGCCCACCTAGAAACTGAGGTGACGCCAAACGCCCTTGAGCCTGTGGGAGGAAACGAGCCCGCCATCGACATCGAGCTCCACCAAATCTCTGGAGAGATCAGCATTGACCTTGAATTTGGCGATTAAAATTTATTTTACGAGTGACTTTCCTGCAGTATTCTACTGAGCAGGATGCGGCCTAGCTAAAGAGCGCGATCGACTAATCTCTCGCGCCAGAGCAAACACCCCCGCCATCCTGGATGCCGGCTAATGTTAGAGCGCGATCGACTAATCTCTCGCGCCAGTGATTAAAACCCCCGCCATCCTGCGTTACGCTGCACGCGGCATTGACCACAAAAGCAGCAAGCGTCGCGCTGCACGCGGCACCGACCTACAAGCAGCGCACATTTTCAACAGTCAGACCACCGCGTAAAATTCATCCCACGGCGTGCGCGAAATTTTACGCCGCCACTTGGCATTGGCGTTAATCATATAGCCCGACGCAACTTGCGTGGCACAACCACGCTCAGACTAGAGTTATGTCGCCTTGTGTGGCGACTCAGGCTTGGGTCATGATCGCGCGTCAAAGCGGCCGAGGCGCTACGCTGCAAATGTCGCCTTGAGCAGGCCGAAGCGCCGGGGACACCCGGCCGTGCCACACCTCCCTCCCACCACCCGCATGCCTCGCCTCGCGCCTGGCCTGCCCACGTATCATGGGTGAGGTGGGCAAACTCATCACCCATGTGGCGCTTCCGGCGCCCTGTTTGCACATCTCGCCGTTAAAATACGTGCCTGTTTACAAAAGCCCGTTTTTAAGCTGGTCACTCCTGGCAATAGGCTGGGATAAGAAAAGCGGCGTCAAAATCACGACAAGCACATAACGCGGCGATCGGCTCGCCGCGTTATGTGCTTGTTTACAAAAGTTGATTTTTAGGCTTATGGGCCATGAACATAAACTATTTGATAAAAGAGCAACAATCTAAAACGTGCGACGGTCAAATGTGTGCGACATGCAAACACTGGGGAAGGCTGGGGGAATGGTGGGGCAGGTGTGGAAACGATGGCCGAACAGCCATTGAAACTGAAGACCCCGGCGCCGGACCGGAAATGACCCGCAAAACATTTACGTGCTCTAAGTGGAGTGCAAAGCCCAATCAATCACCTTTCAACAGCTAACAGAGTTGGGCCTGTTTACAAAATCAGCCCATGAACACAAGCTTTTTGACAAAAGATCCATTAGAAGAGCAGCGGCCCAAGCAGCCCAAAACTGTCAGTGGCACCTGCGCCGCCTGTGAATATTGGCGGCCTGAGCCGGTTCACAAGCTGTGGGGGCGATGTGGGCGAGTTGACCACGCCATGCAGTATGGCGCGGTTGCTGATTACCCGTATGACAAGATGCCACATGAACGCGTTCGCCTGAGCTCGTTCGACGACCGCGGGCGCATCTCGACGTATCACAACTTCGGGTGCAATCGACATTCTCCAAGTTCTGAAACAGCCACAACCGCGCAACGGCCCACGATGGATAACACAAGAGACGCAATCCCGCCGGCGGCACCAATACCCCACAAGTGCCCAGTCTGTGATGGCTCCGGCCTCGTAAGCCGCCCGCCCTATGTCGCTGGCGACCAGCGCGAATGGTCGTCATCGTCCTGCGGCCCGTGGCCATGTAAATCATGCGTAGGCTCCGGCCTACTGTGGGCTGTGCCGCCAAATATCCAGACGCAGACACCAATCATGATACAACCTAACTGATGGAAAAATGCAGCGAATACCACGTGGTGCCGACATGTCGGCGTGAAGAGCATTATCTTGGAAAGAGCTGCTCTCTGGCTTCATGTCCAGCCAGAATTGGACAATCTACAGTGTTAGCAAAAACACATGAATAAGCAGTTGAGACTAAGACTTGTTTACAAGCTCACCACACTAGGCACCTTAACGCCATGAATAAAACTGAAAATGCCACCGCCATCGGCGTCGGAGAAAGAGTCGTGTTTAACAATCGCGGATTGCAAGTCCAGGGAACGGTAACGGCCATCAAGTTTTCACGCCCCGGAAGCCGCAACGAGCTGGTGAAGCGCTATGGGCTTGAAACATACGTCATTCGCCGGCTGGTCGTTCTACCAGACGGAACCACCCCTGGGGAAGACGCAAGCTTTTGGACCGTGCCAGAAAAGATGTGCACGCGAATTGGCGCGGGCGACCCAATGGCCCAAGGCAAGTTTCTCCATATCAAGGCCAACATCACCCGCAAGCGGGCTGAAATCTGCGCCAAGCGCCGCTCGCTGGCTGACGCCGCCGGGCTATTTGGCCTCAGGCCAGGCAGTGACATTGAGGTAAAGTTTAGGGACATCGGGTGGACGCGGCGAAAATTCAGCCACGTCAACCACGGTGGCCGCGTCGGGTTTTACAGAGAAGGCGAGCCTGAATATGTTCGGTTTGTCACCGCCAACCTTGTGCGGCGAGTGCCAGTGAGCTAAGGCGGCACCTAGAAATATGATCACGACGCAAAAGTACAAGCGCGCCGCGCTGATGGACGCGCAAATGATTGAATGAACACCGACGACTTCGACATCGGCCAGCGAGTAAAAGTAAATTCGCCCGGCCATTTCCTGCACGACATGACCGCCACGGTGGTCGAGCGCGACGCTTACACCGTCGAGATACGGTTCGATACCATTACTGAAAAGATGCGAGGCTTTGAAGACACGCGCAAAGGCTTAGCCAGTGTCGAGCCTCAAGAGCTGATAAAAATATGAAAAAAACATCCACAAGCGGCAAAGCATGTCCAAACGACACCAACGGTGATGGAAACTGTGGTCGTCCAGCATGTCCACATTGTGGAATATATGGACTGTGGAAAAAAGCTATAGGGATAATATGTCCTGACTGTGAGGGGCAAGGCGACGCGCCAACCTCTCACGTTTGCAAGACATGTGGTGGAACTGGATTGCTTGTGGAAAATACCACGGCCACGCTGCTATGGCTGCTGCTGCTGATCATGGCGATGGCATGGGTGATGGCAATGTTTATTTGCCCATGAAAACTGACTGGAGAGCCATTGACTGGAGCCTGCAAGATTGCGAAATTGCTAGGCTTGAGGGGCGGACCCCATCCACTGTGTGTGTCAATCGAAAAAAGGCCGGCGCCAAAAAATCTGCCCGCCACAAGAGGTGGCGAATGCTGAAGGTGACAAGCCAATACAAAAACGTAGATTGGGCCGAACATGACACCCACATTGCACGCCAGCTGGGAGTGACGAAGCAGCGCGTCGGAATAGTGCGCCGCCTGCTGAAAAAATACCCTAGGGTCCAATGACATTTAAGTGGCGCCATCAGCGACGTGGCCGGCTAGCGTTGGATGGATTCTAGCCATAGGCTTGGAAATCGCCAAATTTTTGCGGCTCTTGCGGACATCGGAGCTTCCACAAAAAGTGGCGCCACTAAACTTATAATCAACAGCCTATGACAGTGAATGGCTGGCGTGAAATCTCAACCGCCCCCAAAGATGGAACTCCAGTGTTGTTAGTGTGGCATTGGGATTCTGGTCTGCACACCGGCACAAATGTGGTCATGGCATCGTGGACTTGTCGCAAACACACCATATTGTCGTCACCCCATAACTGCCCGCATGAACTGGATTGTGATATGTGGTGGGATTGGTACAAGGGAAAATTTAGCCACTGGATGCCGATACCAGAGCCGCCCGCAGCATATTCTAAAGACATTATGGCTTTAATCCGAGACGAATACTGTCACCACTGTGAGCGAGAGACGCAGCATTGCAACGGGAAATGCCGCATCTGTAGTGAACGCGAATACCGAGAACGCACCGCGGCATGGAATGCCTTGACGACTGACGAGAAGTTGCAAGATATCCGAAGACGCCTCGAGGAGCTAGAGCGCGGGCCGGCTCAATACTGCTGAAACGTGAATGCTGGTCAGCGCCTCTAAAATCAAGGGCCTCGTTGAGGCCAACTTCAAGGTCGTCAAGGCCAGGTGCTCAGCTGACGAGCTTGTCTTCGTCTGTCCACAGCCTAGGTGCGGCGACTCTACCGGCAATCGGTCCGTCAACCTTCGAACGGGGGCCACTAACTGCTTTCGGTGCAACGTCGGCGGCTTTTTCTTCAGGTGGGCCAGAAAGCTAGGCCTTGAAATTTCTGAGGACGACGTCACGCTGGCCTCCACCCAGGAGCTGGGAGAAATTTTAAGCGCGCGGCCAGGCCAGGTTGTCGTCCCGGTGCTGGCCAAGATTCGCCTGCCCAAGGGGAGCTTGCGGCTGGCTGACAATCTCGACTCAGCCTACGCTCAGGCCATCGCCCGAATGGCCCAAGTTAAAAACCTGACGCTGGATGACATGGTGGAGGCCGACGTGCACTTCACGCGCTCTGATGACCGCTGGGAGGGCCAGGCCATCTTTCCAGCCTACGAGTGGCGCCAGCTTGTCTTTTACCAGGGCCGCCGGCTGGTTCAAGAAAATGAGGGCGTCATGCCGAAGCTAAATCCAAGCCGCGAGGAGGCGCCACTTGGCGCCAAGCATTGGGTCTACAACATTGACGCGGCCCGCCAGCCTGGCACCAAGGTAGTCGTCATCGTAGAGTCTATCCTCAATGTCCTCTCCCTCCGCCGCCGGCTGCGCGAGCTTAAAATTGACGGCGTGGTCCCCGTGGCCGTCTTCAAGCATGCCATCTCCAGGCCACAGCAGGCCAAGCTGTTGTCCTGCCACAACTTGAAGGAAATTTGCATCATGTACGACGCGGACGCCACGGCGGAGGCGTGGCGGCAGGGAGCTCAGCTTGGCCACGTCAACTGCACCGTGGCTGAAATGCCGTGGACGACGGAGAGGCCAACGCTTGACCCCAACGACGACGTCGAGGCGGCCATTGTGGCCTTCAGGCATCGCCGCCGCGTCGGGCTGGCTGCAATGCTTGAGATTCAGGCCAGAAATTTATGACCATAGTTAATCCATGAAAGCTAAAGCAAGCATGTTTTATCTGAAACAATTGTGCTGATGGTGAGACGCGACGGAATTGTAGCCTTGAGGGGTGAAAAAAGATCGCAGACATCAAGTCCATGCAAGACTTCAACAGCTTGATGCGGTCACACCATGATGCCGTTTATGCCTCATCAAGCCTAGACTTTCCACAACAACACACAGATCAGGAAGATGTCATCAAGCTTGTCAAGCACCCGCAGATTAAACTAATCACCCACAGATTAAGCTAATGCCACTCGTCGCCACCGAAGGCACCCCTCTTGTCGGGCCTGGAACAGGCGTTGTCGGCGTTCCTCCTCTAGTCACCGTTCCTGGCCGCCCCAAAATTGACGGGGTCGATGTGGCCCTTGAGGGTGACCTTGTCGAGTTCACCTACTCGGACGAGCGAGGGCCACAAATTTTAACGCTGACCTCGCTGCTGTCTAGCCTTGTTTGTCGCTCAAGTGGGAGAGCCTGGGCGCTGGAAGGCACACTGACGTCAGACCCTGAAGTTCAGGTTGGGCGCCCCATTCAAACATTAGTGCGGGCCATTTAGTGACAAAAAAGCGGCCTCTGCACTTGCAGAGGCCGCCATGTGCCAGCCGAAGTGTCTAAGTTAAGACACCGACGGAGTTGTCGGGGAGTCCGGAGGTGAGCCAAAGTTCTTCGTGAGTTCACCCGTGTTAAATGCGTCGTCGTATCCCCAGCCACGGCGCCCAACGGCCACAAGGTCAATCTGCGCCCCTCGCAGGTCGGCCTTGTTGCGCATTGAAATGGAGATGTTGGCCTTGGTGTTTCCAGAGCCAAAGAAGCCAACGCGCCTGGAAACCAGGTTATAGGACAAGTCCTTCACGCCCTTAGGAACCACCGTTATGGCGGGACCAGTTCGACCGTAGCCGCTAACCCCGCCAGCTGACGCGGCCACCGGATACTCCTTCAGCTGAAAATACAGGCTATTTTCTCCCGTGTTTTCAACAGTGATGACGACGTTCCCCAAGCTGGCGTTGGCGTGCTGCGCGTAGCCGGCGAGAAGCGTGGCGTCTGTTCCGAATCCGACATTTGAGATCTGATTCATATTATGTTCTTTTCGCCATGACCGGCTACTCTCCTGAGTCGCACCAACAGCCACAGCATGCCCTAAGTTTAGGGCTCGATGATGAAAAACTCATGTCATTGAAGATCAATGATCTTAAGATGCAAGACCCGCTGGAAGGCCGACGCTGCCTCTCGTGTGGAAAGCTAGTGCCCAAAAAATTCTGGTCCCTGCCGAAGAGTGACGTCAATGGGTGTGGATTTAGGCCGCTATGTTCAGCATGTGCCTAGCCACTGAGCTGGATGAACTAGAGGTATGTAGATCATGAAAATTGACAAGATTAAAGATCAGGTCAATGGGTACAAGTGTGAGCTGTCATTTGGCCAGCTGGTGGCCATCAAAAATGCCCTTGCCCAGCGACACGCTGACCCAATCTCTGACGAGCTATTTTTTGAGCTGTCAACATACCTTGACATGCTGCCACAGCCAGGGGAGGAGAAAAAGGACGGAGAGATTGTGCCTCAGCCGCGCCGCAACGACCTTCAAAAGCCACGCGGTCCCGACGACATTGAGGCCGTTGACCTGGATCAGGAGCTTCCGCACCCCGACGACGTGGAGAGCGAAGAACTGGGCGCTGAAACTGCTGAAGAAGGTGAAGAAGCGGGCGAAGATGAAGGCGAGGAAGGCCTAGAGGGGGAGGAGTTAGAGTTGGAAGAACGCTAATAGAATGGCCACAACATGCCTCATTACCGAGGCCGCGCGACAAGCCATCATTGACGCCGTGGCTCAATTTAACGCTGACCTTGCGGCCCACATTGCAAAAGACCTTTCTGGCCATGATCAGCACGTCATCATCAACCAAGCCTTCTTAGACAGCCGCGGAGATGTTGTCGCGGCCAAGACGCTGAAAATTGGCGTCAAGCTCGCTGAATCGGGATATTATGCCTACGCCCTTGTTCCAGCCATCCCAGAGTGAAAGCGGCCCTTGTCACAAAGTCTGAAATCGCGGCCAAGAGTGACCTCATGACCACGATTGCGCAGGGACTCCTCGCGCACATTCAGGCATCTTACGCGACCGCGCACCACGCGCTTAGCAGTGAGGTTGGAACATACCAGGACTCCCATGGAGACACCATCGGAACCCGCATCTTGGCGGTGCCCATTGACGGCGTCACCTACTACATTCCCTGCCGGCTCGTCATTGGAGACGCCCCCACCACATGAGCGACCAAGGCCTCATCACCGAGGTTGAGCTGCAAAACATCAACGCGCCCATCGAGGCCGCGGCTGATGCCTCCAACAAGCACATTCTCCAGCCGTACCAGGACGTTCACCGCCTGTGGGCTCAAACGGGGCTCAGCACCTTTGACAACGCCACAATCCCAGCGGGACAGGCGCCGCACCGCACCGGGCGAGCGGCCATTCGCGTTCGATGCGGAGGCAGCTCCTACCTGCTTCCAGCCGACCCCAGCCCAACGGGTCCGCCACAGCCCATTCGAATTGCCCTGTGCCCGGTGGTGACATTTCAAGGCCCAATTCATGGCACCTTTTACCTTTCTTGCACCCAGGATGGGGCCATCATCTACCTGCAGGTTGAGGGCGGCGAGGAGTGGCCCAGCTCCATGACCATCACCACGCCGGTGATAGGTGGAACATTTCCGCTTGACTACGAGTGGCAGTTTTCAGCCGACAGCCTTGCCTGGCTCCCTCTCACCACGTACCGGATCACGGGCGGGTGCGGCCTTTACCCGATAGGTGACACGGGCGCGGGAAACATCCCAACGCCAGTTGGCAGCTTTAATGGAATTTTTGGCATTGTCGCCCCTGGCGGCGACAACAGCGGCGGCTACTTCCTTCGGCTCAAGCTCACCAACGCAGGCATGACGCAGTACGGCCGCGTCATTCGAGTTTACCAACAGGACGCCACGTAGCTCACGGCAGCACCCTGAAGGCGACAAGGCCAATGTCAACCTTCGTGTCGGGCTGCCAAGCTCGCACGTGAAACATGTTTGGATTTTCGCTTGAAACTGTCACCAGCGGCGGGCTTCCGCTGTTGGTGCCGTGAGGCGAGGCCGTCAAGATGGCGTCCGCGATCTGGTAATCCATGCGGGCTCCCCAGGCCACTGACGGCAGCCTGACTGACATTGTTCCGCCAAATCGAGCGGCCTTCTTGGCCTTAAGCGTCACCATCCCACTTGGCGAGGCCACGCCGCCTGAGATGGAAAACTCAGTCGCTGAAAACGTGCTTGTGCCCGCGGAGATGCCCACATAATCACCTTCCGTCGTTGACGGGACAAAGTCAGCCTGCGTGATGAGTGTCCCAGGAACTTGAAACATCTCGAAAACAGGCGCCGTGCCTGGGGCGCCCGGAGACCCTGGAGCCCCAGGAGCTCCAGGCTCGCCAACGGCCGCGGTGGCCACGGGGCTCCAAGACGGCGCCGGCGGCGCCGTGCCAGCCTGAGAGACCAGGGACACATACGACGAGACGCCCGTTCCGGCCTCAACAACGGTGACCACGCTGCTGGGAGGGTAGGTGACCATTGAGCTGTAAGGGCCATACCATGAGAGGCCAGGCGCCCCAGCTGGGCCCGCGGAGCCAGCCGGCCCGGCAGGCCCTGCGGGACCGGCTGGCCCAACAGGACCGGCGGGGCCCGTTGGAGCCGCGCCAATAAGCAGCCCTCCCTGCTCCGCCAGCGGCCGCAGCGTGAGAATGACGCTGGCTACCGCCTCAGCCATCACGCCACCCGTGTTGGTGATCTTGACGATTAGCTCACCCGCGCCGTAAAACTTAACGTCGCCTGTAAACTCCCCGTAGGTTGAAACAACCACCTCGCCGGCGGTGGCGCCAAACCCTGGGCCATAAAATATCTCAAGCTTGGAAATGCCACCAGCCTGGTCGCTGATGACTGCATTCAATACGCGAGCCTCATAGCCGGCAGGAATGCGGTAGTTGGCCACCACCTCCGCCGCGCTTGCTGGAATGGCCGTGCGCAGCACCGGCAGGCTGACCAGCTGCTCTCGATTATTTACCTGGCCGATGACCTCATTAAGCTTTGTGGCCAGCGTGTTGTCTCGGTCAGCGAGGTGCCGGGTGGCCGTCGAAATGGACGCCTGGCTCAGCTCATCGCCAAGGGCGATGTGCCGCACGTCATGTTCGGCAAAATTAACGCCGGCGGCCTCAGGAATGACAATGGGCTTGATTGGCATGGTCTTAACTGCTATTAAAGGCTGTGACGCCGAATAAAGCTGCGATGAAGGTTAAACTTATACCGCACGCGGCGCCCAAGAATGTACTCACGAGACACCTTCTTGATCTGCCCATTTTCACGCTGAAATCCCATGTGCACGACCTTGGGTGGCAGGCGCGTGGGCACAAGGGCCCCAACTTTCCCGATGCCGACTCGAGCCCCGCGAATGATGGAGTCCTCAAACACGGACACCATGGCCTCGTAGGCCTTGACGGCGTCCACATAGTCAAATCCGCGAGTTTGCAGCTTTACGATAAAATCAACCCGCCTTGTTGACATTTTTAACCTGCTCATCGCTCAAACTTCATGTTTACTTGAAAGGGCTGGCGCTTCGCGCGTGAGATAAACTTCACCTCAACGTTAATTCGACGCGGGCCGCCACGATTTACAGAAATAGACTGAATTGTGACGATGCCGCCCGCGTGCCGCTCAACGGCCTGGGATATCTCATGCTGCACCAGGCCATCAATGGCCGCGTCATCTGAGTCAAAAATAATCCGGCCAAGATTAGTCCCATAGTCAGGATTCATGAGGCGCTCACCCCGCGCCGTCGTCAGGAGAAGCTTGACGGCCGACTCAACCGTTTGCAGGTCACGGCCGACGTCAAACTTCCATTGGCTAGCGTTTGGATAGCCCACGTCACGTGACATGATCGGCCCAATCGTCAAATTTCCACCCGGCGCGGCCGGCGCCGCGGCCCGCGTCAAGTTCACATAATCAACAAACAGGTCAACGTCGGCCACGGGGGCCCTGTAATTTTTGGCGATCACCCGCACGACATGCATCCCAGGCAAAAAGTCGTGCGTGTAGAGCACCGGAGCGGTGGCCAGCTCCCCAACTTGAATAGCCTGCAGGTCAATGGCAACCACGGACCCGTCACCCCAGCTAATTTCCCCAGAAACCAGCCTGTCACCAAGCAGCAGGTCATCCTCTTGAATTGAGACCAGCAGGCCATAGCGGCCAGATGCAAGAAACGTCTGGTCAGGGGTGGCGATAATTTTAAGCATGGCCGTTCATCTTTGATGGCATGTATTGGCGCCACTGGCGTGGCATCGACTGCGTGCCATCAGGGCCTCCATTGCTTGAGCTTTCTCCGCCTAAGCCTTGGCTTTCTTGAAGCTTAACCATGGGCCGCCTCTTGCCCTTTGAGTCCGCGGCGGCGACGGCAGTCATGCTTTCTGTTGAAATGCCACACCGGTCACCTAAGCAGGCCACCGGCGCCTGCATGGTCTTGAGAAACTGCTGCGATGTCATGACGCCGCCACTTGAGCTAAACGTTTTGGCCTCAAAATACATGGAGATCTTATCCCGCAGCCGGCTAACAGCCGAAGACCCAGCCAGCCGCTGGCCAATCATCTCCAGAATTTTAGACTCTGAGGGGGCCCTGGTAAGTCCCTCCATTGGGACAGGCTCCCGCTCAGCAGGAAGCGAGGTGATGAAGACGTTGACAATTTCATCAGGGAGGTGAAGATAGCGCTTGAAGATCAGCTCAACCCACGCCTCCTTGGGAAGGTTGTACTGCGTCATGACGTCTCCCAACATGCCAAGCACCTCGGCCTGAGACTTAATCAGGTCCATCTTCATCTGCTCCTCAAGGCCCCCGATGTCAGGCATCTTGGCTTGACAATTGACGTGCTGGATGTCAACGCCGCGCAGGAGCAGGTGAAAGTACGCCAGCCACGTGTAGCTCTCCACGATGGGGCGTCGCAGTGACTTAACCTTGCGCAGGAAGCGGATGTCCTGCGCGAGCAGCGACCGCCCTGACGGAATTACCGCCCCGCCTGAGCTGCCCCCACCTAGGCCAAACCAAGACTTTGGCATGCCAATGATGGAGAAGAAAAGGTCAATGAGAAGCTCAATGTCAAAGACGTCAGGAACCTGCGGCGTGCCGGCCAGCTTCTCAATGGCGTGTGCGACCCCCTTGGGGCGGGCCATGTAAAAGATGGTGTCCAGCGCCCAAGGATTGTAAAAGCTTCGAAATTCATCCGGCGTGTTAAGCGACTGGGAGTCTGTCCCCAGGCCGAATGTTTGCTTGTTGCGAAGAGACTGGCGCCAGCGATTGACGACCTTCATCTGCTCCGTTGGGGGAAGATCCTGCGTGTCAATGTTGACCACGTAACGGTCGGGCTGCACCTGCGCGCGGTGCACCACCATCTGGTCCAGCGCCAGCCGCAGCTTCTTGTAAATTCCCTGGGCCTCGTCAAAAAGTGGCTCGCCATGCTCCGTGCTGCGCAGCCGAAACATGCGGCGCATGTGCATAAAGTCCCATGGGTAGTAAAGGTCCTCAATCGCGCTGCCCGTGCTCAGCGCGACGCGCTCAATGGGCGTTTTGTTGTCTGGCTGAACGTAGATGTCCTCCTTGTTTGGAACGTGGCCTTTCCAGCGAAAGCCAATGCACTGGCGATTTCGCTCCAGCCAAAATCGGCGAATGTCAAATGGGTGAACAAAAGTCAGCCCACGGATGCCATCTCCAACGGCGTAGTCAATCTTCTCATAGTGATTTCCAAGGCTGGCCACGTGCCACACCTGCGAAGGCAGGAGTCCCTCGGCGTTGATGTGCTGAAGCATTTGATTGACCTCGTCCTCGCTCTTCTTGTCACTGCTCTCATACCAGATTGACTTATCTTTGAACGTGTCAGCCTGAATTGTCTCGTCAACGATCTCAACAAGCGCCGCCGTGATCAGGTCCCACGTGGACATCTCATCCCACAGCTGCAGCTGGGCCTCCAGCGTGCTGGGACGCTTCATCACGTGCGCGTACCAAATCTCTGGGTTGGCCACGCGCCCAAGGTCAAAAAAGTCATCCCGCTGGGCGGCCTGCGCGGCCGGAGTCGCCGCTCGCGGAACGATGCCGCCGCTTCCCATCGAGAGAGGCGACCCGATCATGCCCAGGTGGCGAAGGATATTAAGGCCGGTAGGTTTTGGCATAGCTATCTAAATATCAAGAATTTATCACAATAGTCGCTTGGGCGTTTACAGTTTGCTTGGGTCATGTATACATTAGCCATGATGATTGAACACAAGAAGAAAAAGAGAATCATCAGCTTTCGCCTTCCGACAGGGGAGGCCAACAAGCTGAACGAGCTCATGGGGAAGCCTATTGAGGGCATCAAATCTGAAGGTCAGCTGGTTCGAAAGCTGGTGCTGGACTTCGTGAGTGGCCGAATTCAGTACGCTAATCCGGCTGACGCCCAGAGAAATCCGGAGCTTTCTTAGGCAGTGGGATCTCAAACCCTATGTATGAGGTTGCCTCGTCACCCTCATCACTAAACGGAATTACTCGACAGGGAGAGCTGATGATCCTTTGAATGTCAGTGATGACCTCATTTGGGACCGTGGCGAAGACGAGCTGAAGGGTCTTTTGGTCTCTTTTAAGGCCCACCTTCTTGAGGTGCAAAATCAACTCAGGTGAGTTAAAGAGTCGAAGCAGCAGCCGGTCAATGAAGGCCTTGGCGGTGCTCGGCCCGCCTGAGTCGATAAGATAAGTTGCCAGCTGGTCGATGCTCACATGTTACCTACCGTGCGGTCACGCGCCACGAGACAAAATCCTCCGCAAAAACTCTCGCATCCAGTCTCGATTCAGCCTGGGCCTAAGTGGGAGCCACGCCGGAACCTCCACGCTGACCGAGCAAACAGGGTCGCCGTTTTTCCAGAGCACATACAGCATCGTGTTCATCTATGTCTCAACTGCTAGCCTCCATTCTGTTCACCCCTAAAGAATACGAATTTCCACTCGCGTGATTGGCTGGCAATGCCTATTCTGGTGGTCATGATTAACGTCTGGCAGGACATCAAGGATTTTCACGCCAAATACGGACTGACCTATGAGGGCCCGCCGCGACAGCTTAGCGAAGAGCTGCAGCGCTTTCGCCTTAAGTTCATTGAAGAGGAGTTTAAGGAGCTCGTCAACTCCAGCTCAAACGCTGACCAGCTTGACGCCTGCTGTGACTTAGTCTACGTGATTTTAGGATACGCCTACCTGAGAGGGTGGAACTTTGACGAGGCGTGGCGCCGCGTGCACTCCGCCAACATGAAAAAGATTAGGGCCGCCAGCGCCCATGACAGCAAGCGCCAAACGGCCTTTGACGTAGTCAAGCCACCTGGCTGGAAGCCGCCTCGACACGAGGACCTCGTCGGCGACCCGCTTATTTGCCCCACATGCCAGGCTATTCACGAGGCCCGTGAAAGCTTCATGAACTGCTGCACATGAAATTACTGGCATTCGCCGACGTTCAAGCCACCGACGGGCACGAGCCTTGCCGCCTTTGCCCGGACACCCCACTGCAGCGATGGCGCGTCGAGCATTTTTTCACGCGCCTGCTTGAAATTTACAAAAACTATGGCTGCAGCGGACTCCTTGACCTTGGAGACACGCTTGATGATCGGTCGGCCATCCCAGTGCCCACCATTCAGGTTGTCATTGACGGCCTCAAAAAATTTCCACGGTCACCTCACAATGTCAAGCTCATCGGCAACCATGAGCAGCACTTCAAGGACGGCCGCATTCACTCCGGAAATCTATTTCACTCCATTTTTCCGCACATCGTCAGCGCGGCGGCGACACTGCGAATTGACAACAGAATCATCTGCGCCGCGGCCTACCCAACAAGTGAGGTAAACCTAACGCACTGGCTTAAGGCCGCCCAGGAGGCCTGCTGCGGGTCACCCGCAATCTTGCTGGGGCATTTTCAAGTCAGCGGCACAGCCACCGGCAGTGGAGCGGCCTTGACGGGAATAGCAAAGGCGACCATTGAGCCATTCACGCTAACCCTCTTGGGGCACATTCACCTTGGGCAGGCCATCACGCCACGCGCCCACTACATCGGATCTCCCCTTCAGCAAAACTTTGGAGAAAGCGGCCAGGAAAAGCGAGTGGCCGTCGTTGACACTGATAGCTGCCAAGTGGAGTGGGTGCCAATCACCGGATTTCCGCAGTACCACGTACTGTCCCTTGAAGATTTTTTGCAGCAAGACCCAGCCACGTCAGAAGACCGCTATAAGGTGTGCCTGCGAAGTGCCGCGGAGGCCGAGAAATTTTTCGCTAACCCTAGTCATGTCGCGGCCGACCCAGTATACCAATACAGCGTCACCGAGCCAAAGGGGCCAGTAGAAACAGAGCAGCCCGCATGGACTACCCGCTCCATCTTTAGCCGCTACCTGGACAAGGTGCCGCCAACCAGCTGCGGAATCAAGCTTGAGCCAGAGGAGATGATCAACATTGGACTTCAAATTGCTGAAAGCCCGGGTGAATGAAAATATGCCGCCTGTCAGAGCCGATGCAGGTCGCGTTTCAGAAGTCAGCCGGAACGTACCACGCCACACTAGATCCTGGAAAGGACTATGTGTGCTCCAGCACCCAGCTGTCCAATCTTCTGCGAGACAGCGAAGTTGTCCGAAGCTGCATCTTCAAGATCTCTGACCTGCTTCCAAGGGTGGTTAGCTTCAACGTGCTGGCCCGCCGGCCGGGCCAGCAGCGACTTCTCCTCTACAACGGCAGCTCAGGATACGGGGATCAAATCATGACCTGGCCCGTCGCCAGGGCCCTTGACCGCCTTGGGCTTGAGGTGAGCATTCTCGTTGACCCAGGAAATCAATCCTGTTGGCAAAATTTTCCATTTGTCCGGGCCACGTACTCGCTGCCAATGCCGTACGAGCATTTTCAAACCTTTGACTACCATGCCATTTTTGACATCGTCTGCAACGCCGACGAGCACCCAGACCAAGAGCACCCCACGGATCGAATGCTTCGCCGCGTCGGGCTTGACCCGAGACAGGTATCACCCACGGACAAGGTCGTTGAGCCACAGTTTACGCCGGCTGAAACTCGCCTGGCCATGTCAGCTTTTCCAGGAAAAGACCTGGCCATGTTTCAGCTGGCCTCGGCAGCCAACGGCCCTCGCTCCATAAGCCCAGAAGGGTGCGCCTCAGTGCTGCAGCACCTGGCGCAGGCATTTCCTCAATGGCACTGGCTGGCCCTCCACGACGAATTTAACCAGCCAGGGCACGCCAAGGCCGCTAAGGAGCTGGCCCTCGACAACGTCGAGGCCTACACCAGCCCAACGCTGCGAGGGCTATGGTCCTT